CTTAGCCAGTACTCCCAACCCCCGTACCCCCTGAAGGGGATTTCGGGTTGGGGCCCCCCTATCCCGTTGGCCAGACAACGGGAATCAGGCCCTAAAGCCATGAAGGCAGAGCCCGCCTCGCCTTAGGCGAGCTGGTCGGGGATGCCATGGCAAAAACAGTGCGTGAGGAGTGGGGAAGGCAGAGGGGGAAAGCAGTGCAGTGCGGAGGGAGAGGGGGAAGGCTCAGTACAGAAGGGGGAAAGGCAAGGTGGAGGGGGAAAAGGCAGTGCCGGGCCAGGAAGGGGGGGAAGCAAGGGCGTGCAAGTAAGGAGGCTAAATAAGGCCCACCATGCTCGCCAACTTCCCCGCGGCCATCCCAGCATTGGCCACATCCTCCACAATGTCTGTCACCCCGTGGGTGAGGCGTGAAGCCTCCTCAACGGCCTTGGCCCATGTGCGATCAGACGACACCGGGTGCTGCCGATGGGAGGCACACGCCACACTCTCAAGATCGAACCGCAGCCGATACTCAACAGTGACCAAGGCTTCAACTGGCACCTCTGACGGGTTGGCCAGCACAATAGGCGTCCAACCTGCAAGCTTCCGGTCAAAGTTTGCACTGATGGTTGCCGTCCCGTCGGTCTCAGGCTGCAAGAACCTGAAGGCTGATACATCAGACATCTCCAACGGGTATGCATGGCACTGCACGCCACGCAAAGAAAGCTTAGCTGCAGATAAGAGCCTTGGGGCCTGGTACTCAATGAACTGGCCACGGATCGTCTCCACCCTGTCGCTGAGGCGTTGTGACAAATCAGGCATCACCGTCATCCTGCCAAAGTACAGAATACCCTCCGTAGTCTGCAATGGCTGTGGGTTAAGCAACTGGACGGTGTATGCTGATGGTACAAGCGTCGCCCCAGCGCCAACGCCCGTGAGATCAATGATGCGCCGCGTCCAACCGTTAGCAGTGCTAACAGCTTGCGTTCCATCAAGGTTGGACGTCAAAGCGATCATGTTGGACCATGCATCCGTCCCGGAATAGGCAAAATTACCAAATATCGTGAGTTTCTCGACTGCGACGAATCTCCGGGTCGCCCGAATGACGGTGTAAGGTCCAACGGCTCGGGGCAATGGTAGGTGGCTGTTGAGGCGTGCGTTCCAGCACAGCCTCGGGTTAGTGCTGTGCACAACGTTCGCAAACGCGTTCGTAGGCACCGCACCGACCCCTTGAGCCAAGACCCGCGTGCCTCGCGCACGCTGTCCTCCGCGCTGCTGTGCTCCTCTGCCATTGCGCCTGCGGCGCGCTGGCGCTTGCCCGCGTGCTTTGCCACGGGCCATCTCACAGCACTAATTTTCCAGTATGCACAAGCAGCCGACGTCGACTGCAAGATTGCAAACCGCACACGCGGCTTGCTTACTGGAGCGTGCATTTCGTCCCTATATTTATTTGGTTTTAGGCGGCGGGACTCATCAGCTGGGACCGCCTGTTTTGGCAAGTAAGGGGGAAGGGGGTTGCCTACTGCAGGAAGGGCCGTGGCACGCGAGGACGCAACTCCTCCGTCGCCTCAACCCCACGACTGCGTAGGACTTGTGCAATGTGAACAAGATTACCATACTCCTCCATTGGCATGTCCTCGTGGTTGTTTGACTCGGTGACACTGCATAAGGCCATCTCGTACTGCAACTCAGGGCTTGGGTAAGGCCCCTTCGCTGCTTGCTCCAAATTCGCAATCATATCATGTACGTTCTCGTGGCCTGATTGTCCCTTGTTATACCATGTGCCAACCTCATCGAACCCTTTGAAATGGTGTACTGCCGTGCGTGACACATTTGTAGCGCATCGCTTGGCAGAATTGAGAAATGCCAACGTCATGGGCTCATTACGGCCGACAAAAGCTGAGCCCAATGCGACAAAACGGGCAACAGTGGAGGCTGGGGTGATGTTTGGTCCTGCGTAAACACCAAGCTTGAAGAGGTACCGCTTGAGGTCTGGCAACCATGTCTCTGCCAATATCGTTCGGCCTTGCTCAAACCTCATGTGGGCCCCACAAAACTCACCCCTGCCATCAACCACCAGCTTTAGCTTAGCCACAAAACCCAATTCCCGCGCATAAGCCATGAATTGGTCCTTGTTGCGCGGGTCCTCGGCTAGCCAAGCTGATGCCTGCCCGATAACATCATCGCCCTCACCAACGGTGCTCAATGTTATAGCACGTGACCCAAACTGATCCCTCTTGTAATAGGGGCGACTCTCGTAAACCATCAAGCCATGATACTCATTTCCGAACTGTCTCAAATTGGCATTGATGCAATACTGGTCGTCTTGTTTCTTCATCATCTTCCATGGGTCACGGGTGAGGCATGACATCACTACCCCTGTTTCCACCAGGAAATTAACAGACGAGGTCAAGCTCCATCCTGAATCCATAAATATATCAGGAAACTTCAACTTATGCAGCTTGAGCTTGCCTCGAACCTGGCACTTGGACTTCGCCACCAACACCATTCCTTCATTAAGTGTGTAGTCCATGAAGAGGGAGTAATCAGCAGATGTTTCACCCAACATGCCACAATCGCTGATAACCCGGCACACCTTCTTAATGATCTTGTAGATACGTTCCAAGATGGCCGACCTCTCCTGCTTCTCCATCCCAGTCTGATCAACCTCAAGACAACACAGCGGTTTGGTTGACACAGAAAACTGGCGATGCACGAAGTCCAGCACCTCCGCCCTGTCCCTGCCCTTGATGGACCTCAAATAAAATGGTCCATCAGGGTCAAACAAAATGTGGGAGAACACCTGAGCTGGGGCATACGACATGATAAGTATCTTCAGGGTATTGTCTTGCACAAGCCTCGGGAACTTCCCGTCGGCATAGACAGTCTCGCACTTCACATTCATCTCACGCCTTGGTATACGCAGGTTGTGAAGGCGTCCCCTGAAGTTGTTCAGCTCACTAAGGACCGTTAAGTGGTTGAACTTGGAAACATCCACGTCTCCCCAGTCCTTTCCACCAAACAGCTTGACGAAATGTTTACCAATGTTCTCCGTCGTGAACAGCTCACTGTCTACCGCATCAATAAATTGCATAAAGATGGCGGCAGTGTCAGTGGCTGGCTGGTAGAGAACTGGCGAACCGCCAAAATCCTCCGGGACAAGGCGCTTCCTTGCGGCAGCGGATACGTTGTATTTGTCGGTGGAGTACACGGTTGGAGCTTTGAAAACGGGGCCAACAACCTGGGCTGCAGGACCAAAGACCGCCACCGCTTTCGCTCCAGCTGGTGCCTTGATGTATGGTGCCTCCTCTGGTTGCTTATGTTCAAGCTCCAGATCCCTGAAGGAACGATACATAGGACCCCATGCGCTAAAATAATCAAAAGCTGCAGAATCATGCACCAGAAGTAGGGACTGTGGGGCGCGCCATCCATGCCTCCTTGCTGCATCAAGCCACGCCCTTAAATCCGCTGGGAGTGACCCTTCAGTCCGCTCTTGTGGCGGCTCCTGTCTGATTGCTAGCAAGTTGGCATTGTGTTGTGAGTCAGTGGATGCATTGTCTGGCTCGGTGCCCACTGCTGTACTACCAGTCCGCGGCGTCCCTGCCACATCCCCAAGGAGCGGCTGCGCCGA